CATATCTGCCTTGTTGCCCATGGCACAGGTCATCGGATTGTGGCACATCAGCATTCCGGTCGGTGAAATCAAGGTTTCTTCTCCAGCCATCGCCACCACAGAAGCCGCAGAAGCGGCAATGCCGTCAATCTTGACCGTAACCTTGCCCGGATGGTTTCGGAGCATGGTATAGATCTGACTGGCAGCAAACACATCGCCGCCCGGCGAGTTGATAAAGACGGTCACATCACCGCTGTGTTTTTGCAGTTCCGAGCGGAACATGGCAGGGGTGATGTCATTTTCAAACCATGTACTCTCCGCAATCGCACCGTACAAATACATCTCCGATGCACCGGTTTCTTCGTTGCGTACCCAGTTCCAGAAACGATTATTCTTCATGGGTCGTTTCCTCCTTTTCATTTTTCTTTGCAAATGCACCTGCATCAGCAAGTTTGGTGAAGCTACCGTTTACGAGATACAGATTTCCGCCCTGTTCTTCCGGCACCAGATTCATATCCTCCAGTTCCCGAATGTCATTGGTGGACATCCAGCCGTTCTGTCTGGCGGTAGCATAGCCCTGCATTCTGGAAGCGTAGTCACCACGCAAAAGCCCCTCTACATTGAATTTGATGAAGTATTTGCCTTTCTCTGAATCGGAAAGCAGATCTTTCATCATGCCTTGCTCCCATCGAACAATCCACGGGTCAAGACTGTATTTCACGAAATCCAATGATAGATGTTCCACGTTACTGAATGTGGCATGGTCAAGATCGCCGATCATATGAAGCGGCACTCGATACAACCGGGCAATTTCCTCTACCTGAAACTTTCTGGTTTCCAGAAACTGTGCTTCATTGTTGGGGATGGAAATAGGCGTGTATTTCATGCCCTCTTCCAAAATTGCGGTATGATGCGAGTTGGAACCACCATAGGCACGCTGCCAAGCATCCCGCACACGCTCTGGATTTTTGATGACTCCCGGATGCTCCAACACACCAGATGGACTGGCTCCGTTGGCGAAAAAGGTAGAACCATAGTCTTCACAGGCAAGGGAAATGCCGATTGCATTCTTTGCAAGAGCAATGGGAGAATATCCCACCAAGCCGTCATACCCAAGTCCGGGAATATGCAGCACATCTTCTGCCTGCAGGACAATATCGCCCTGCTGTTTCAGGTTTGGATTGGCTTCATCGTAGCGACTGTAGATGTAGACCAGACGATTTCGCTGGTCACGGTCTACTCTGACCTTATCCGGCATCAGCGGATACAGCCCCAATACATCTCCACGACCGTTTCGGATAATTTGTGCGTAAGCATTGCCGTAGATTAGCAGATGGGACATCAGGGTTTCTCGGAATACGAAAGATGTCATTTCCGGATTTGGCTGATCGTGGAGTAAAAAATAGAGCGGATGCCGTGGCACTCGCTCTTTTCCGTTTTCGGTATATTGGTAAACGTGTAATGGCAGCTGGGCAATCGCCTCCGACAGAACTCGCACGCAGGCATACACCACTGTGTGCTGCATGGCGGTGCGGTCATTAACTCGCTTACCACTGTTGGAACGTCCGAAGAAGTAACTGTAGCTGGGACTGTCGTAGCTGTTTTTCGGGTGATCTCGTCCCCGAAAAAATCCTCTCAAAATACGCATAATTCCTCACTCCTTACAAAATCAACATATCTCTTTCGTCATAAACACTTGTTCCATCCCCAGTACATCCACAGCGAATTGCCCGGTCAAGAGCCATGATCATGGCGACAGCACCGTCAATTTTCTCTGTGGATTTTTCTTTATCCGGCTTGATATTTCCGGCAGGGTCACGCCTGATGAAAATGTTATCCATCATCCACCGAAGAACGGGGTGTCCGCTGTGGGCAAGGGTCTGTTCCAGAGTCAGTTTCATCAATTCCTTGGTCGGTGGTGACATATCTTTGTAACCCTGACCGAACTGAACCATCGTGAATCCAAGTCCCTCCAGATTCTGTGACATCTGCACCGCACCCCAACGGTCAAAAGCAATTTCTTTGATATGGAATTTCTGCCCCAGTTCATCGATGAAGTTTTCGATAAAGCCATAGTGGACAACATTGCCCTCCGTTGTTTTCAGATAACCCTGCTGCTCCCACACATCATAGGGAACGTGGTCACGGCGAACTCTTAAAGGCAACGTTTCTTCCGGCAGCCAGAAGTAAGGCAGAACGTAATAATGCTCATCTTCATCTGTTGGAGGAAAAACAAGCACGAAAGCTGTAATATCTGTGGTACTGGAAAGGTCGAGTCCACCGTAGCAGATTCTTCCTTCGAGTTCGGATTCATCAAAAGCAACCTTGCATTTGTCCCACTTTTCCATCGGCATCCAACGTACCGCTTGTTTTACCCACTGATTCAAACGCAGTTGCCGAAAGGCGTTCTCTTCGCCGGGAGTTTCTTTTGCAGAGTTACACGCAGCCACCACCTTATCCATACCGATTGTCTTGTCGAGGGATGGATTTGCTTTTTTCCACACCTTTGGATCCGTCCAGTCTTCCGATTCATCTGCACCGTAAATGACAGGATAGAAAGTCGGATCGTGCTTTCTGCCTTCCAGAATGTCCTTCGCTTTCTGGTGGACTTCATAGCAGATTGAATTTGTATCAGTTCCGGCGGTGGTAATCAAAAAGTACAGTGGCTGCATTCTCGCATCGCCGGAGCCTTTGGTCATAACATCGAACAGCTTTCGGTTCGGCTGCGTATGTAGTTCATCAAACACAACCCCGTGAATGTTGAAACCGTGCTTGGAGTAGGCTTCTGCCGAAAGCACCTGATAGAAGCTGTTGGTCGGGATGTACACGATACGTTTCTGTGAGGTCAGAATTTTTACTCGTTTGGAAAGAGCAGGGCACATTCGCACCATGTCAGCAGCCACATCAAAAACAATGGCAGCCTGTTGTCGGTCAGCAGCACAGCCATACACCTCGGCACGTTCTTCGCCGTCACCGCAAGTTAGGAGCAACGCAACTGCTGCGGCAAGCTCGCTGTTATGAGTTGGAAGAAAAGAATGACCGATACAGTAAAGATGTGATTCACTATCCACCTGAATGCACTGCATTCCGGGATTATCAACCTTTTCAATCGAGTCAATATATCGAAAATGACTTCTTGTATTAGGATTTCGCTTTACTGTATTTTTCATTTTTCTTTTAAGACCCGCAACAGGAATATCGTCAAAGGCAGTGAATTTCACATAGTATATCGTTTCTCCTGTTGCCACTCTTCCACATTCGCTGCTCGGCTTGCTCCAATCTGCTCTCTGTGTGGATACCGCAGTCGTGATTGCATTTTTTATGCCTAAACTCCATAACAGTTCACTTACACTCTCAGCAAGTACTTTTTCTGTTGACGTGTAAATAGCCTGACCTTTTCTGTTGCTTATCGATCCGTCTGAATCCATAAGTCCCTGCAATAAGGAAAGCCTCTGAGGCACAGAGGCTCTTAGGAATTCTATAGGGATTTTCTTGTCATGAAAGGTTTTCACAAGCACCTTTTTTAAATCGGGAACAGGACAAATTTCTGAATCGCCCGTATTTTTCCATCTTCTTTTCAGTTTGTGCCAAGGCCATATTTGGTCAAGAACTTCAGGAATATCACAGGTTTGTATTGTAATTTCAGGCTTGACAGCATTACCGTTTCCAAGCCAATACCCCATTAAATATGGGTCTACCGGCAAATCAGCATTATCAGTGTCTATTGCATCTGAAATAGGAATCCTGAACCGATAACAGCCGGAGGAATCACAGATATGTTCATACATTTCTTCCGTAGAAATTGTCACTCTTTTTCTTTTTCCATAAGTGACATCACCAGTCCAGAGATGTCTTGCCCCTGCAATAACAGTTTCTCCATCCTTGAAGGTTATTTTATATCCCTGTTCCGAGTAATCGATAGGACTTTTGGCAACAACATGACAGATGTTTCCTTTTTCATCAAAAAGCTCATCTCCGATAGAGATTTCGCCCATAGTGGTAAAGCCTGTTGGTGTAGGAATAAGGGTATTTAAAGCAAGCTGTTTTCCATTTTTCTTCGGAATCTCAATGTAAGCCGTGTTAAACTGACGATAGCCATTCGGTTTCAGAATGCCGAACAAATCACGGATAATCTGTTCCTGCCAGTCCAGCAGTTCGAATTTCTTTCCTGCCCATGTGCCTTTGGTGTGGCTGAGGCACTCAATAAAAGAAACAGCATAGTCTGCCGTCTTTTTGTTGTACTTGGAATCCTCCGCCATAAAACGTGTTGGTTTAAATCTTGCCATTGTTCTCACCTCCATCAACAAAAAAGACCTGCCAAAAGCAAGTCTATATCATTTATTTTTATGCCCCGGTGGGCTTTTTTATAATTGAGATTCTATTCCCATTGTAACCATATTACCATACAAAAGCAAGGATAGCAAGCGGCTAAACAGACAGAAAAAACGTAGAAATTTTGCCGTTTTCTTGTGTAAGATACACCAATAGAAATTTTTCCGGTACGACCGCCAGAGCCTTTCGGCTCCGGCTTTTTTGTGTGGAATTTTGTTTGGTTTAGTTGTACTGCTTCAGCAGAATTGCCAGTGCAGTTTCAGTTTCCTCATCCTCCGGCGGAATATCCATGCCCCGGTCGAAATTGAACACCGTTTTGCCATTCCGCCGCAGGGAGATTTTCGAAGCTCTGCCTTCCTCATATCCAAAAGTGGAAGGCTCCTCATAGTGTTTCACCCAGTAGTGAAATACGCTTGCTCCAACCCGAATCGTTCCTTCTGTCCACATTGTTTTTTCCTCCGGTTTTCGTTGTTTTTGCCTTTCGGCATGATGTATATTACCATAAACCAAAGGAGAAGTCAACGAAATTTCCGGCATATTCTGCACAAAGATGAAAGCAGAAAATTGTGTATGATACCAACCAAAAAAGCAAGCCCCACGTTGCCCTGTGTGGGGCATTTGTGGGAAAGGGAAAACCACTCGGAGGAAACAAAACTACGCCGGACAGGGCAACACAGCAGCTGTACGAGCCGCAGCCCCCTTGATTCAGGGGCTGCTTGGAGCGTGCAGGAAAGCTTATCGTGTGATTTTGAAATCGCCGTAGTAGAAATGGTTTTTCCTGATGTAATCCGTCATCCAGTTTTCGGCTTTTTCAAAGTCGTCAAACTCTTTGATCACCAGCCATTCCTGCTTGCCGGGGGTGTAAATGTGAATCCCATTTTCCACCCTTTCGGTTGCTGTTCCTGTTACCGTCAACGCTTTTACTTTCCATGTTTTTGCCATTGTGTGTTCCTCCGTTTTTTTTGTTTTTCCCTTGCGGTAACTGTATATTACCATACTTTCGGAGGGATAGCAAGCCGCTAAACGTACAGAAAAAGCGATGGAATTTCGGCACTTTCTTGTGTATCATACACCAACGAAACAAGAGCCCTTGTGCCGCCTTGTGTGGGGCATTTGTGGGAAAGGGAAAACCACTCGGAGAAAACAAAACTACGCCGGACAGGGCAACACAGCGGCTGTACGAGCCGCAGCCCCTTTCGGGGCTTTGGTCTTGGATTGTGGGTTTTGGGTTACCGTCCGGTCTGGCACTCCCATTCAAATTCGCAGGCTGCCTCGTACTCCTCATCGAAAAGGGCATCGTCATCGATTTCCTTTTCCGTAAAGTCGATGCTGTCGATTTCCTCAAAGGTCGTTCCGTTTTCCTCGGCATCTGCCTTTGCAAGGCTTTCTGCGTTTTCCTCAACCCATGCGGTGAATTCCTCGTTGTCCATCCTGTCCTCGTTTTCAATCTCCAGTTCGTATTCGTAGTCCGCATCGAACCAGATGATGACCGCCTTTGTGATTTCGGTTCTTTCGTTCCAGTCCGTTCTGTTTGCCTTTGCTCTTGCCTTTGCGATTCCGTATGCTACCATTGTGTTTTTCCTCCAAATTTCGTGGTTTTTTGGTTGTTTTCCCTTTCGGTAACTGTATATTACCATACCTTTCGGCGTATAGCAAGCGGCTAAATGTACAGAACATAAGGTGTTGTTTTTGCTGTATATTTGGTAGATCTGACACTGGATAAACTTGCTTTTCTATGGTAAAATACAGTACAATGGAAAAGGCATCTCGGAAAATCGCAGCCACCAACCAAGCCCCGCACAGTTCGCCTGTGTGGGGCTGGTTTTGACTTTGGGCAGTTTCTCGGCAAGTGCTCTGAAAGCCCACACAGGGCAAACAGGGCGGTTACATGGGGAACTTTCGGTGCATTACAGACAGGA